TTTTATAAATCCAGAAAAAAATTATCAAGGTGATTTTGCCATTGTTAAAAGTTCAACATTCAAAACGCAAGATAATAACTTAACTTTAAAAAAATCTATTGAATTGCCATTCACTGACCAATTTGAACGTGCTGCCATGATTGCCACCATGAACATGAAACAATCACGACAAAGTTTAATCATTAGCTTTACAACAACTATTGTTGGATTAAGAGCAGAAGTAAATGACATTTGTTATATCTCTTTAGCAGCGTTAGGTTTTGACAGCTTAAATAACAATGCTGGTAAAAAGTTTCGCATTATGAAACTAGAATTACAAAACGATGATGAAGTCAAAATTGTTGCAAGAGAATATGATGATGATGTCTATAATTTTGGCACGATCACTGCACAAGATACTTCACCTAATACTGCCCTACCTAATTTTTCTGATGTCGTTAAACCAGTGTTAGCAACACCTACTGAAGAATTGATATTTACTAATCCTAATTTATTTAATCGTGTAACTGTAACTTGGAGTCAAACCAACAATGCTTACATACAATCTTATGAAATAGGTGTGAACAGAATAAATAGCATACATGACACTAATCGTACTTCTTTTGATTTCACTGGCAGATCAAATTCAGAAATTTTTACTATCGATCAGTTAGAAGCTGGTCAATATTTAATTGCAGTTAGGGCAAAAAATAGACTTGGTGTTTATTCTGATTTTGCTACTACTGTTTTTGCAGTTGAAGATACTTCAAAGCTACCAGCAGTAAATAATGCAGCTATCACATCAGTTACCGAAGAATTATTTACAACTACGCAAGGTTCTGGTGTAAAAGCCAAAGCCATTTTAAATTTTGTTACCAGTAGTAACCCTACTTGGGAAGCACTTGGCGTAAATATAGAACGCTACGAGGTTGAATATAAAAAAACAACTGATACATCTTTTGTCAGAGCTGGTTCATCGCTTGGTACTAATTTTGTGTTTTATGACATTGAACCTAGTTTGTATGAATTTAGAATTAGAGCAGTTAATACTGCTGGTGTTGCTTCAGAATATAGTTCTTACACACAAAGAATTTATGGTATTACTGCAATACCTTCTAACGTCAGTAATTTTTATCTTCGTGCTGATAGTAATACTGCAACTTTGTCTTGGACACCGACCACAGACTTAGACGTAAAAATTGGTGGTAGTTTTGAAATCAGACATAGTTCATTAACGTCTGGTGCAGTTTGGTCAAACTCAGTACAAATTGGTGAAGCAGTGTCAGGTATTTCTAATTCAACGCAAGTCGATCTTTTAGTTGGTACTTATTTAATAAAAGCAGTAGACAGTTCTGGTTTTAAATCGGCAACTGCAACCAGTGTGGTCAATACTGTTACGCCAGATCAATTTCAAACTTTAGTTAAAACAACTACAACTGAAAGTCCTACTTTTAGTGGTACTAAAACTAACATGATTGTCGTTGACAACAATACTTTGAAACTTGAAGCAGACTCTCTATGGGATTCTTTAGGTGAAGTAGATACTTTAGGACTGATTGATGCAGTTGGTGGTGTTGATTTAACTGGTAGTTATCAATTTGCCAATGTACTAGATACTGGTGTAGTTGGTACTTATCGCATAGCTACTGCCCTAACTTTTACAACTGACAGTACTACTGAATTTTTTGATGCAAGATCAGGCAACATAGATACTTGGGATTCTATTGACAATAATACTTACGATGACGTTGAAATTAGTTTGCAAATTGCTACTACTGACGATGATCCAAGTGGCAGTCCAACTTATAGTGATTATCAAGATTTTAGAATAGGTAATTATTATGGTCGTGCTTTTAAATTTAGAATGAATGTTGTCAGTGGCGATGTCACACACCAAGTTTATATTTCGGCACTATCTGCTAGTGCTAGTGCCTATGGCAAAGTTGATTCAGCACAAAATACTACGTCTAGTAGTGCTTTTAGTGTGTCATTTGGTGAAACTTTTGTGGCAACTCCACAAATATCTATAACTGCACACAATATGGTTTCTGGTGATTACTATACGATCTCTAGTTTGACAACAAGTGGTTTCGCAATAACATTTTTTAATAGTTCTAATAGTGCAATTGCTAGAACTTTTGATTACTTAGCTAGAGGATTTTAAAATATGGCAACCCACGATTATGATATAGCAAACCAAAGTGGTGCAAATTTTCGTTCTGATTTAAACAACTGTCTTGATGCAATTGTCACTAATAATTCAAATTCATCAGCACCTTCAACAACTTTTGCCTATATGTTATGGGTTGACACTGCTAACAATTTATTAAAATTAAGAAATAGTGCTAATAATGCTTGGATAACCTTACCCTTGTCTGTTACTACGTCAAACACAGTTGATATAAATGGTGGTGCTATAGATGGCACAGCTATTGGTGCTAGTTCAGCTTCAACTGGTGCTTTTACTACTTTGTCAGCTTCTAGTGCTTTGACTGCTAATGCTGGTGTAGTTGTCGATAACATTACTATTGATGGCACTGAGATAGATTTATCTAGTGGCGATCTAACTATAGATGTTGCTGGAGATATTATTCTTGATGCTGATGGTGGAGATATTACATTCAATGATGGTGGAACAACAATAGGACAAATTAGAAATTCAAGTTCAGATTTTACTTTACAATCAAGTGTTTCAGATAAAGATATAAAGTTTGTTGGTAATGATGGTGGCTCTGATGTTACTGCCCTTACGCTCGATATGTCCGAAGCTGGTAACGCTAGTTTCAATGGCACAGTAACAGCAAACGCAGGTGTGATAGTCGATAACATCACTATTGATGGTACAGAAATAGATTTATCAAGTGGTGATTTAACTATTGATGTTGCTGGTGGTATAAATCTTGACTCTGATGGTGGAGAAATATCTTTTAAAGATGCTGGTACTGAAATAGGCAAATTTAATAATAGTTCTAGTGATTTTGTTATGGAAGCTGGTGTACAAGATAAAGATATGATATTTAAAGGCAATGATGGGGGTTCTGCTGTAACTGCTCTGACCCTTGATATGTCTGCTGCTGGTGCAGCAACCTTTAACAGCTCAGTAACAGCAGCTTCATTTTCTGGTGATGGCTCTAGCTTAACTAATGTATCTGCATCTGTCAGTACAACATTTGATGCTGTTGGTACTTATTGTTTTGCTAATTCAACAGGAAGTATAGCTGACAGAGATGGTGGTGCTACTTTAGCAGGAAGTAGTTTAAGAACAGCTAACGCATATACAGATTTTTCAGGACAATTTGGTTATTCAAATGAAGCTTTATCTGGAACTTGGCGTTTAATGGGTCAAACTGCTGAATATGCAGGTGGTTCAGTTAATGCTGTAGGTGCATTATGCACTTCACTTTGGGTAAGAATATCATAATTAAAAATAGGTAATATTTATGTCACAAGTAACAATAACAGAAGTACAAAACGCACAATCACTCAACTCAGAGAATACTATGTTTTATGTTGAAATTAATCACCCTACTTATGGTTGGATTCCTTACACATTGAATCCTAATGACACAGACATGACTATAGACAATAGCGTTTTACTTGAACTTATTAGTACAGACTATGAAGCTTATGTAGAACCTTCACAAGCAGAATTAGATGCAAAACTAGCAGCAAGAATTAGACTAGAACGTGATAATAAATTAGCACTAGAAGTAGACCCTATAGTTTCTAATTCTTTACGATGGAACGAACTATCAGAAGCTAAACAAACTAAATGGTCACAGTATCGAATTGATTTGCTTAATGTACCCCAGCAATCTGGATTTCCAAACACAGTTGAATTTCCTACTAAGCCAACTGAATAATTTACAGATGATTGATATGTATGATTTTAAATACATAAAAAAACTAGAAAAATTAAAAAAGAACACTATGCTAAATTTATGGATATTTTAGTTAGTATAATTTTATTTGGCATTGTCTTTGCCTTAGTTTTAAAAAAATTCAATCCTTATGGTTACGCAAAAATTAAAGAAAATTTGCATAACTTTTTCAACGAATAAATTATGAAAGATCAAGAACAAATTGTAACTTTGCAAAAAGACAGTGGTGAAAAAATTGAATATCGCAAAGCCGATATGTCAGAAGAACAACAAGCATTGATGGAAGAAATTGTTTCTTATCAACAACGCTTGTTAATTTTAGAACCTTTAGCAAGAGAATTTACTGATAAAAAAGAATTGGTAAATCTTAAAACCGAAGCATTAAAAACAATGCTAGAAACTAAAAGTGCAACAAATGCCGACAGCGAAGAAAAAAACATCGAGGACAACGATTAATCAAGTCTCAAATGCCTTGTCAAACCATGAAGAAATTTGTGGTTTGCGATGGGAACAATGCTATGAAAAATTTGATCGGCTAGAAGCAATGATTGTGTCAAACAATCAGCGTTTATGGTGGATAGCTGGGGTAGTCATTACCTTGTTATCTTCTTTAGTAGTTCGATCTTTTTTTTAATGATTTTATATACTGAAGAAACTTTTGACCTAGCTTATAAAGAAAACAATAAAGAACGTCTAAGAGCTAATTTAGCCATGATAACTAGAGACCAATTTAGACCTTTGTTTGAAGCAGAATTAACTAGAGAATTATTTGACTGATGTTTAATTTAATTAGATTAATAACAGATTTAGGTGGTTCTTATTTAGAAGGACAAGTAGAAAAGACCAAAGCTAAAGCCAAAGCTGAAGCACAAGTAATGGTGCAATCAAGCAAAAGCATAGCTGATTGGGAGACCTTACAAGCACGAAATGCTGGTCAAAGTTGGAAAGACGAATACTTAGTTATTTTATTTTCTATTCCCTTAATTTTAGCTTTTATACCTTCAACAGTGCCTTTTGTTATGCAAGGTTTTGCAGCATTAGAACAAATGCCAGATTGGTACAAATATTCGCTATCAGTCATTGTTGGTGCAAGTTTTGGCGTAAGAAGTGTCATTGGCATTATGAAAAATAAAAAACCCCATGTTTAAATTTTTAAAAGCAAACAAAAAAACAACAGCAGTCGAACCAGATTATTTAGATGCCTATATAGAAAATCAAGGCATGGTCTTTCAAGAAGATAGTGATGAAATTGGTGTCACGCCTACTTTAAAAAATAATTTTATTAAAAAAATAAAAAGCGAAGAAGGTTGCTCGTTATTAGCTTACCAATGCACTGAAGGTTATATGACTATTGGTTATGGTAGAAATATAGATAGCAATGGCATCAAACAAGCCGAAGCAGATTTTATGTTAGAAAACGATATAGAAACTGTGTTTTTTGACTTAGATCGAAATATACCTATGTGGAAGTTTGAGCCAATGAACATAAAAATAGTGCTATGTGATATGTGCTACAACTTAGGCATTAAAAAGTTACTGGGTTTCAAATTACTATTAGAAGCAATTGATGAAGCTGATTATGAAACTGCATCAAGAGAAATTTTAGATAGCAAATACGCTAATCAAGTGCCAAACAGAGCAAAGCGTAATGCCTTGCTTTGTTTAGAAGAAGTTTAACTGCTTTTGCGAATAGCCAGAATATTTCTAGTCGTTCTAGCTGATTTAGCTTCTATAATTTTAGTTTTTTCTGGTTGAGCTTTGTAATGCGTAGTTTTCCATTGCACCACATAGTCACCAATATTGCCCTGACTAGACTCTTGCATTAAAGCTTTTAACGCCCTATCGCATTCATCTTTGGTTTGTTTCAATATTTTCATAGTTTTATCGCAATGTTCTCTGGACTCGATAAGTTCCAAAGCATAGTCTGGCAAACAAATTGTTTTGCCATTATCAATTGGGTACATATCAGCACACTCTTGATTATCAAAAGGTGGGTATAAATCACCTTCAATAATTCTGCGAGTAAAATCTTTGACATGGGGTTCTAAGACATTTTTTTCCCAATCTAAGTCACGTTCATAAAAGAACAAACGTAGATCAGAACCATAAAGCACACCAATGACAGCATAATCATATTCGCAAGTAGCCATTGCAGCTTTAACTTGAGTTACGCCACGCCAAGCTGGTAAAACTGTTTCACCAAAGCCAGTAGCAATTTTTATTTCAATAATTATATTGCCATTTAGCTTGATGCCTTCACCTTCATCGTGTTCTGGCAAGTAAAAACCCTTTTCTTCGTCTTGACTGACAAAAATATCACTAGCGACACCCAAACCATCTAACGAGCCATTCAATTCTAAATGCTTATGTCTTACTGGTTCAGTAATTTCATATTGCACATCAATCAAACCCAACCTTTTAGCTAACAGTTCCATAACTGGTTTTTCTAAATGATTGCCAACTTCCATAAAACCATTGGTTGCAATAGAAATATCTTTGCCTTGACTAGCAGCTATGCAATTATTTAAAACATCGTTTGGTTTGGCATATTTAGTGCCATTCATTGATGCTTCAAGTATTGAAAAAGATAAACGATTATCTGGTGTTATCTTACCAACTGCTAGATTAGACATTTTGATACTCCCCAGTTCTAAAGTAGCTGTCATAGACTTCATCTTGGGATTCTCTAACAACGTAGGGTTCTTCTCGTTCTTTTACAAAAACATTAGTAAAACCTTCGTCACGATCTTCTGCACATTGAAAATCTTGTCTGGCAATAGTTAGGTTGCCACCCCCATATAAATGCAGGTGTATAAACTTTTTAGCTAATGTAAAAGGTTCTGACCTTTTAGCATTTCTAGTTGGTTTACATCGTCTAGGTGTTTTAGATGATTTACTGTCATATATATTATACGAAGCATTAGGGTTGATTCCTTTTGCCCTTAGATTCGCTTGTATACGCTCTTTGACTGCTTGGTAGTTAGCTTTCATACTTATCTCCTTATGTTAAAAGTTAAAATTACAAGTAACAGTTGTACAGTTGTACAACTTTTAAATGTTCTGGTCTCAAACTGCATCGTACACCTTGCCTTGCAAGTCTTTGATTTTGTACTGAGTGCTGCGAATGACGTACCGAGCATGAGATATTTTCATGGCTTGGTTGGTGTTGGCTTTAGCAATTGGTTCAAGTTCATTGACTAAATTTGCTAAGTGTTCATAAACATTTTGCAAATCCTTTGCATTGCAGAGTGGTAAAGTTAGACGCACACATTTTGTACCTAACTGTTTGTAGTTGTAATTATCCTTCATTACGTTCTCCAATCTCCAAAATTCTTCTATAGTTATAAACCATTTTATTTTTGCTCGTCAAAATTATCGTACGTCACCTTGAGAAGTATTTTCTAAAGCTTTCAAAATCGTTTGGTATTCGCTAATTAATTGCTTGGCATACAAACTAATCGCACTGAGGTTTTCGGCATGAGCTAAATAGATTTTTAAAAATTCTACTTGATTGCTAACAATGCGTTTTATGGCAGCCGAATTGCCAAGATTGTAGCGTTTGACACGTTGATCTTTTGGGTCTTTGCTAACTTCTAAATAGTTTTCTGCTACTTGATTTTTCAACCAACGATCAATACTGCTACTTGATAAAAAGTCACTGCACGACAGTATTTCATTGTAAGTAATGTAATATTTGTCTCGACCTAATTTGATAATGTTATAGAGCAATGACCAGTAACGCAGGTCGAAATTGTAAGCTGTTTTAAATGGTTGACTATCAATTAACACCAGTAAATCGTGCATGACTAAGCTGACAGCATTGTTTAGATGGTCGTTATTATTGGTATCGTTTTGCAAAGGTCTGACAGTTGCTTTGATTTTATTTGCTATCGTCATTTTTGCACCTGATAGTTGTCTAAAACATTTTTGACTTGCGATGCGTTCCATTTGGCTTTGCCACGCCTAGTCAATACATTGCGTTCAGTCAAAGCAGTGGCAATGTCACGCAAGGACTCACCCCCAGCTTGTTGAATTTTATTGATAATTGGGTACACCGATTCATAGTATTCTTGGGCATTTTTACGATTGCTCAATTTAGCTAAGTCGGTAGCTTTTTTTAAGACTTTGGGTTTTGCACCCAACACTACGCCACGTTCTCTTGCGTTAGCTAAAGCTAGTTTTGTGCGTTCCGAAATGTGTTTGGAATGCTGCATCGCTAAGACCAATAAGGTTTTGACACTAATTTCGGTCAAACCTAAATCTAATTTTTGCGAACTATCCCAAGACCAAATGCTCGTCTTGATTTTTGATGCAGCTAAGTGTTCAAAAATAATGGTGCATACTGCAAAAGAATTTAACATACCATTATTTTGCAACAGCAATAAGGTTGCACCCTTGCGTTGACAATAGCGTAACGCCTTTAATAATTGTGGTCGATCACTGCCTTTAATGTCAGCAGCTTCTTCATAGAGTTTGATGATTTCTATATCGGTGCTTTTTTTAAGATAATTAATATCGGCTTTTTGTCTGGGTTTGTCACCATTGTGTACATAAGCAACCACCCTTTTATTGCCAGACAATTCAGTCCTTTTTATGCGTTCTGTCATACATTTCTCCAAAAATAATTATTTAATATGCCTTTAGTAGTTGTACAAGTAAATAAATTCTTTGTACAAATACCAGAAATAGTTAGTTCTCCTTATTTGTTTAAAAATTTTATTAATTTATCTGGGTAACGATGTTTATTCATATCTGCACCACCACCGCTTATTTTTGGGTGGACAAGAAAAACATTAGTTACCAAATCGTGTGCTAAAAGTTTTTTATCAACCAAACTATGTAAGTGCTGCAAAAAATCTTCTCGATTTGAATTATGTATAAAACCGCTACTAAGGTGTATTTCAGATGCAATATGTTTTGGTAACTGACGATAAATTGCAACTAATTCACCATATTTATTAACTATTTTTCTATTAGTTCTGCCTTCAATTTTATATTTCATTTTACTCCTTACTTACTTTTTGTTGCATTGTTAAAAAAACCAAAATACTTATCGTCATCACTTGGTTTGCAATAAGCAAAAAATTCTAAATTGCCTTCTCCATCTGTTCTATCTTGCAATCTTGAACCATAATTACCATATAGTGTGAAACCACGATTATCTTTAAATAAACATTTGAGATATGTACCATAATCACCTTCGACAACTTTTGTGCCTAAAACTTTTCCAGAAAAATATATTTTTTTTGATGTTTGCAATAATTGGTTGCTATCGTCTATATAACTATTTGGCACAGTTTCAAAAAATAGTTCTTTGATTTCTTGGTATGCTATTTCTTGCATTGCTGCAATTTGGTTTCTTAAATTGTTTGCTTCTGCTTTTTGAAAATCGTAGTAACTATTATTAGCACTACCCCATTTTGCAGTTTCTTTTTCAGCAGGTACGATAAATTTATATTGAGCATTGTTAAGTCTTGCTTGTGCTTTTTTTATAGCTGATTGAAAATCAGTAGATAGGTTACAAATATAACTACTTTTAAGACCTAAAAATTCTACAATCTGTCCTTGACTATATTTATAGTCATTTTCAACAAAGCGTAAGCAATACATAACATTGCCATTACCAGTGCCAATTGTGTAATAAGGTTCTGTAATTGGTTTCATAATTTTCTCCTTATTTAATTTTTTTGTGTTCTGGTTTTTCTTTTAGTTTAGCAACTACAATGTTAGCTAAACGTAATAACTCATCATGAGATAAAGTGTTTAAATCTAATCCATAATCAATTTTACCTTCTGCTTCTAAATTTAATAACATCGCATGATGTAATTCATTTCGTGTTTTTTTCATAATTTTCTCCAAAAAATTTATTTATTTGTCTATTAAACACCTTTTTACTAATTTGTACAAGTACCAGACCGATATTTGACAAAGTTTTTTTTACAGTCAAAAATCAAATTCTTAATTTTTAAAGAAGAAGTGAATGACCTTAGATAAAAAAAATTCCAATGGCAGTTTTAACCTTGAAGATATTAACTTTTTAGACTTTTGCAAACAAATTTATTATTTAAATTGTCGTGAAAGACGTTTTTTAATGGAAGCTGAACTTGATTTTGAAACCTACCTTAGTGAAAACATTGATTTTTTAAAAGCAACATTTAATAAATTAATCAAAGAAAAATCGGAGTAAGCAATGACAGAAAATAACCCTTTTGTAGTAGATTCAGAAGATAGTCCATATATGAAACATCACTTTCAAGAAAAAACTTTTTATCGTGGCAAAGAAGCTATTGACGTATCGCATTTTATGATTGACCCAGCGACAATGCTGATGGGTTTTGGTAAGTACGACACAGTCAATGGCTATTCTTATGTTTGGGGTAAAGATTTATTTAGCAAAGTAGACAAGCCAGACGAAGATTATAAAAAAGCTTTTTCAGTCTGGGTATTACCTAAATATATCAATGGCGATCAAAATATTACTCATGCACCTTCTTTATGGCAACGTAACAGCTATGGTGAATATACTGGTTTTCAACAAATTGGTAATTTAATTTGGCAAGGTTTAAAAGAAAACGAAGGCAAGTTACCCATTGTTAAATGGGTCGGTTCTGAAAGCATTAATATCGGTATGGGTTCAACATCTATACCTAAATTTGAATTGTCAGGTTGGCAGCAAAGACCAGAAAGTTTTGTTATTCCAACTTGGCATACGTCAGAAGATGATAGTTCTAGTCAATCCCCTAACACACTCACAGAGACTACATCTTCTGACTCTATATCATTGAATGATGAAATTCCTTTTTAACGTAATACATCTATGGATTACGAATGGGAAAAAATTACCCCAGAGATAGCTGTTGCCTTACTTGGCGAACCAAATAAAAAAGATGGTAAAAGTTATCGTTGGGGTAACAAAGGTTCACTAACTTTAGACCTAGAAAAATCAGCTTTTTTTGATTTTGAAGCAAACGATGGTGGTGGTCTTACTTGGTTGATACAAAGAGAAGGTTTAGATGTCAATGAAGTATTAGAACCTTATAAAAACGAGCAACCCAAAGTCACAGCTAAACATAAACCAAAAAAAACTTATAAGACTTACACCGATAAAGATATGTTTGCCCTAAAAGCTGAAGCAGAAATATTTACTAGATATTCTGATGATTTTTGTGTCATGCGATTCAAACCAGACCATCAAATCAAACAAAAATATGCACCCTTCTCTCGGCAAAATGGCAATTGGGTAATGAAACGACCCGAAGGCAAACTACCGATCTTCTGTACTAATAAAAATCCAGAAGGTTATGTTGTTATTAATGAAGGTGAAAAAGCTTGTTTGGGTGCTGAAAGCATATTTACCGAAGGTGACGTTGCTTGTTGGCATGGTGGTGTCGGCAATATAGAAAATTGCGATTGGACTCCTTTGACTAATCGCAAGGTAATTATCTTTCCAGACAAAGACGAACAAGGTCTGAAATGTGGTCAACAATTAAAAGATTTATTAGAGCCAATTACCAAAGAATGTATTGTTGTTAAACCACCGAGAAACTTCAAAGAAAAAGACGATTTATACGATGCCAAGATCAATGACTTTTTTAAAAACTCAAATGAATTTTTAGATTATTGCCTAGCTAATGTAGTAAAAAAAAGAGTTAGTTTTGAGTTAGTACAAGTCAATCAAATTTTAAAAAACATACAACCCCCAAATTGGTTAGTAAAAAATATAGCAGAACGTAATTCTATTGTCGGTATTTTTGGTCAACCTAAGTCTGGCAAATCTTTTGTTTCAGTAGATTTAGCAGCAAATATTGGTCTAGGTCGTGATTGGCATGGTCATAAGACCACTAAGTATTCAATAATTTATTTAGCTGGTGAAGGACAAAGAAACATCAGTCGTAGATTTTCTGCTTGGCAAACACTAAACGATCAATCGTTAGGCAATGCACCTATTTTAGTATCTAACAGAGGTGCAAGATTATTAGACGACAAAGACCATCAATTATTAAAAGATCATATTTACGAAGTTGAAGATAATATTGGTGAAGTTGGTTGTATTTTTGTTGACACTTTGCAACGTGCATTTTCTGGTAATGAATCTTCGTCACAAGATATGTCGGAATTTATAGAACGTGTTGACGATCTAAGAGATACTTTTAACAGCACCATTTTTTTAATTCATCATTCTGGGCATGGCAACATTGAACGTGCTAGAGGTTCTTCGGTTTTACAAGCTTCAGTAGATTGGGAGTATCGAGTCAAACGCACAAACTTAGGTTCTGATATGTTTGTCGAGTTTTCGCAGTCATTGGTCAAAGATGGTGTGCCAATGAAAACTAAAAACTTTAAGTTTGTAGAACAAAAATTATCTTTTATTGACGATATGAGTTCTGGTGCTTTGCAACTGATTGACGAAGCTGAATTACCGAAACCACAAAAAATAACTGACAAAGATCAATTGATTATGGATTGCATTGTTAATACACAAAAACAAGCCAGTGACCCTAGTTCAATATGGTTGAAACATAACGAAATTATCACTATTACTGGTTTAGATAAAAGTGCGGTAAATCGTGCTTTAAAAAAATTAAAAGATGCAAATTTATTACTGCATGAAGATAACAAGGGTTATCAATCAAAAGAATTAAGCGAACAACTATTTTAAATGGCTAAAAAAAGAAAAAAGAAACAACAAGAGATAGAACAAAAATGGTTTGCCATGTTGTTTAAGTTTATTGGTAAAGACAAAGATGAAAAAAAAGATGACCAGTAAAACTAAAAGACAATTTACTAATACAACCAGAATGCCCTATCAAGATGTTATTGCTTTACTTATTAGAGCTATAGATTTTCATAACAAAGAAGCTATGCAAGATTTTATTAATACTGAGTTTCACCACAAACAAGCCATGAATTTAAAACTTTACTTGATTGATTTGAAAGAATTTATAGCTAAAAAAGAGTTAATTGAGGATAAAAACGATGCTTAATATTTGGTTCGTTTTTGGTGCGTTTTTGGTGCGTTTTTTAATGGTAGTTGTACAAAAGGTATCGTTTTTTGGTTCGGTTCTCTCTGTATTTCTTATACAGAGAACCAGAACCAACGAACCTAGAGAACTAAATTAATATGTATAACGAAGCTATAAATAATCTCTTAACGAAGCTTAAACAAGCTGAAATCCGCTTAGTTACTGACTTTGGGGTTGAAAAACCAGAAAAATTAGCTGATATAAACTTTCAAAAAAGGTTCATAAAAGCCCGAACCAAGCTGAACCTAGATTTAGTTTATGCAAAAAACCCAGCAATTATGCGGTCTGTAGAGACAATGTTGCGTGGTTATGCAGCTTTAGAGAAAGAATTAGCAAAAAACAATATTAAACCATTTCCGAAAGAAACTTGGTTGGTTGAACACAAAGAAACTGCACAAGATGTTTTGGTTTGTAAAACCAATGAACAGAAACGCAATGTTGAAAAACAGTTTGGTCAGCAATACATTATTTATTCTGTAGAAGAATTACTAAATGTCATTGATGTTGAAATATTTAAATTTAAAGAAAAATTAAGTAAGGAAGGTTTATTGCCTTCGATAAGTAAATACGAGGTAAAAGATGAGTCACCACATAAATGATTTCTTAAAAGAAAAATTTTGGGAAGAAGCAAAAGCCAAAGGTTTATCTGATAAAGAAGCAGAAAAATATGTTGAATTAAAATTTGAGGAAGAATGCAATGAAAACTACTGGGGTTAAAAAAATTATGAAAGATTTTGAAAAAGAAAACTTAGCAGCAAGACTAAAAAGAGTTAAGCACAACAAAGTAATGACTATGAAAGAACACATGAAATTAGTTGCTGATTTAAAACAGAACCCAAAACCTAAAACAAAAATTAAAAAAACAAAAAGGAGAAAGAAATGAATAGAAGAAAAAATAAAGAAACAATACATGCAAAAAGTTTGGTTAATGACAATAAAAAATTAGTAAAATTTACCGATTTTAATGATTTGCCTGATACTTACGATGAAAGGTTTAAAAGAAAATGGGGAAAAGATGATAAAAAGTTTTGGTATCTTTTTGATAATTTGGAATTATGTTATGTAGAAGGTTCAATAAACAGGTATGGAATTGATTTAGAAAGATTTAACAGTAATTCACAATTGATAGATACTATTTTTCAGTTAAACACTAAGCCAAATGGGTACAACTTAAGATATTTTATTGAAGCTATAGATGACATTTTTTATCCACAAGCAAATTGTTGCTCTCGTGGTAAAAATATAAAATTTTCTGGAACAAATTTATCAAAAAATTATATTGAAAATTTAAAAAGGTTAAATATAAAGTCGGAATTTGTTATGAGCGAATGTGGAATATACATAGAAAAACAAAGGAGAAACAAATGAATATAGATGAATTGATTGAAGAAAAAGGCAAAGACTATGGCAAACCAGAATACTTTTTTGCACAGTTAGCTGAAGTTTGGTCAGCAATGACTGGTAAACACATACGCCCTATTGAATGCGTTGCCATGATGATTGCCTTTAAAAATATTAGATTAATGAACAATCCAGAGTTAGAAGATACTTATAAAGATTTAATCGGTTACTCGACAATAGCCAAAAATCTCAGTAAAAACATACTTCGTGACTAAAAAAATATGTAGCACTTGTAACAGAATTTTGCCGATTGAAGATTTTGAAACAAGTAGCAATAAAAAAGGCACGTTTACTAGAACTGTTTGTCGTACTTGCAATCAGGGTAAACGTGAAGCACACAACAGCAAAACACCTTACAACTACTTGACCTACTTAACGACCCAATTGAAATCAACCAGACGAGACTCAGGCATTGAATGGGAAATAGACAAAGACTACATACATAAAATTTGGGATAAGCAAAAAGGTAAATGCAACATCACTGGTCTAAATATGACATGGTCTAAAGGCAATGGCGTTATTAGATATTCTGCATCAATAGATCGCATGAACTCGAATGTTGGTTATGTGATTGGCAACATACAATTAGTTTGCTCAATGATAAACATAATGAAAAACAATCTATCTGACTCAGAATTGTATTGGTGGTCAAAAGCAATCGTTGAACACAAAGAAAAACACATAGAAAATTAATTGTACAACTATCAGACCTACGTTTGATTTAGTTAGCAATCTCTATAATAATGCTTTATAAAATTTATTTTATTGTGCCATAAGACTTATCGTGACTTTTCTCCAAAAAAACTCACTCCTTCTTTTCTCCTGAGTTTTATGGCACACCAAAAAACAATATGGCAAGAAAAATAGATAATCCAGAATACCGAGCCAAAGTAAAAGATATGTGTGATCGTGGTATGTCGTCACACGATATTAGTATGCGATTAGATTGTCACCCATCTAGTGTACGCAAATGGGCAAAAGAATTTGGCTTTGAACTAAAAGCAAAAAGTTGTTGGCGAAATTATGGAAATAAGTCTTAAAGCTGACATCAAACAACTCACCAAAGGTTTAAACAGAGCAGCTAAAAAACAAATCCCTTTTGCTACCAGTAAAGCTTTAAACTTATCAGGTGTTAAGGTCTTAGCAGCAATGAACGCTCAAGCCAAAACAAAGTTTGAAGGTGGTGCAACAGCTTCTACTTTACGAGCATTTAAAGTGCCTAGAGGTCTTAGAGGTAAAAGACACAACATAGAATTTAGTGATAAGAAAGAATTGTCATTGACAATTAAGATGCCTAGTTGGGCAGAAGAATATTTGCAGTGGCAAGTGTTTGGCGGCATCAAAGCCGAGCAGAAGAAACAAGCAGTACCAACCTATAACAAAAGATTAAATAAATTTGGAAACATAGCTGGTCGTAAGTCTGGTTTAGTCAAAGGCAACAAACAATTCATAGCAACTATCAAAGGCATCACTGGTGTTTGGCAACGCTTTGGCAAAGGTGGCAGACAGGTTAAGTTGCTGATCGCATTTGAAGATGATGTAGCTTACAAACCTAAGTTTCCTTTCTTTCAGATTGGAACTTTTGTTTTCAATTCGCAGTTTCCTAAACTATTTCGCAAAGAACTAAGCAATGCTATCAAGACCGCAAAGTAGTTGTTTGTCAGACACTAGGTTCTTTCTGACCAAAATACTGAGGGTGATTTCAAGG